ACTATTTGTATTCCTAATGAGCAAGTAGAGAAAACTGTATTTGAAAAGTATGATGATTACAAATATAGTTATGAAGATTATGGCCTTGGCTTGATTAATGGTGCTAGTACCTTTAATGATGTGTCAAATTATTTTCACCAAGACTTACGACTAGAGTGTGGCAGTTATGGTTTCAGAGCACCGAAAGAAGTATGGGAGAATGGTACTGCATATGACATATGGAAGTGTTTTGGTCCTATCTGGCGAGGCATCAATGGTGTTCAAAAGGTCATGGTAGAAGGTAAAGAACAATTAATGGGCGGGCAGTTGAGTGAGAAAAGTTATATCTCTGCTTTCAGACTTGGCACTTATATCGCAACACAATTTAAACCTGTCGTTGCAAAGGCAATCTACGATATAACAGAAGCAAAAACAGTACTTGATACAAGTTGTGGTTGGGGCGATAGGCTTGCTGGTTTTTTTGCTTCAGACGCTGAAGAATATTATGGTTGTGACCCAAACCCAAATACATATAGAAGATACCAAGAACAAATATCTCAATACAATAAGTTTCTACCTAAACCTAAAAAGGTACACATATGGAATTGTGGTGCAGAAGATTTGCCATATGATAAGTTACCACCAATTGATTGTGCGTTTACAAGTCCACCTTACTTCTCAACAGAAGAATACAACAAGGGCGGTGAACTAGAAGAAAATCAATCTTGGTTTAAATTTAATGAGTATGATGCATGGCGAGATGACTTTTATTTGCCTGTCGCAGAGAACACAATGAAAGTTTCTAAATATATGTTTGTCAACATTATGGACCCAAAGATACATGGTGTTCGTTATCGTTCAGGTGATGAGCTAGTTGATAAATTTAAAGACAAGTTTCTTGGTCAGATTGGTATGAGAATCATGCAACGCCCACAGGGTAAGGCAGTATTCAATGACGAAGATGGTAAGTTTGATAAAGCAAAACTAGACGAACACATGAACAAAATGTTTATTGAGAATGTCTGGTGTTTTGGGCCTGAATCAGACCTGTTCAAGAATTCAAGAGTGGCAACACTAGATGATTTTTTCTAAATATGCTTGACAATGGCAACTAAAAAGAGTATAATACAACTATGTTAATCGTACAAAAAAGACTAAAAACAGAACCAGATGCAGAATGGCACTTTCACGAAATAATGAGTGATTGGTTTCCTGGCGGGTTTCAAAGAGAAACAGATTGGGCATTGAGATACAAAAGAAGAAATGATAACCCAACATACAAACATGAATACAAAGTGGAGTTAAAGACATGAGTGATTTTTTAAAAGATATAATTAAAGAAACAGGCAATGAATATGCAAGTCTAGTATCAGATGGTTCAACAGGCGATGTTGATGACTTTATTGATACAGGTTCGTATATATTCAATGCGTTATTAGGTGGTAGTATTCACAGAGGTCTACCATCAAACAAGATTACTGCAATCGCCGGCGAAAGTGCAACAGGTAAAACCTTCTTTGTGCTTGGCATGTGTAAGAACTTTCTCGACAAGAATCCAGATGGCGGTGTAATATTCTTTGAGAGTGAGTCAGCAATTACAAAAGACTTGATTGAAGAACGAGATATAGATAGTAAACGAATGGTCGTTATGCCCGTTACTACTGTGCAAGAATTCAGACATCAAGCCATTACTGTATTGGACAAATACATTGAACAAAAGAAATCAGAAAGAAAACCAATACTACTTGTCTTAGATTCTTTAGGTATGCTATCTACCACAAAAGAAATGGAAGACACCCAGGCAGGTAAAGAAACAAAAGATATGACAAGGGCACAGATTGTAAAGGCCGCCTTTCGAGTACTCACCTTGAAGTTAGGGAAAGCGAAAGTTCCCCTTATTATAACAAACCATACTTATGATGTGGTGGGCAGTATGTTCCCACAGAAAGAGATGGGTGGTGGGTCAGGATTAAAATATGCCGCCAGTAGCATTGTCTATCTTTCTAAACGCAAAGAAAAAGATGGTACCGAAATCATTGGTAACATCATTCATTGTAAGAACTACAAGTCAAGGCTGACCAAAGAAAACAAAATCGTAGATGTTCGCTTGACTTACGACAAAGGTTTAGATAGATACTATGGTCTATTAGAACTGGCATTGAAACATGGCATATTCAAATCAGTATCTACAAGAGTTGAGTTGCCAGATGGTACTAAGACTTTTGGTAAGACTATAAATAATAATCCCGAAAAGTATTTCACACCAGAGATACTAGAACAGTTAGATGCTGTTTGTGGAAAAGAATTTAAATATGGAGATGCAGTTGAAGAAGTCGAAGAATCAGTACCCGAAACCACATCAAACGACAACGCCTAAACACAACGAAGATTATGTCTTTGTAGAGAAGGAAGGTGAGGACTTTACAGCCCTAAAACTCATTAGTGGCCCATTCGCAAGTATAGTTTATCATTATGGTCATGTAGGATTCGCACCTGAATCTGAATCAGTTAATGGTGCATTGCCCATGAAGTTTGACTATACAGTTATAGAAAATAGAATTGAGGCTGATACAGACAGTCAAGAATTTATTAATCATATTGGCGATGTATTGGTTGTGTTATTAGAAGAACAATTAAAAAATGAAAATAACTAACCTAATACAACAAGGCTCACTATTAACTGTGCCTAATTTTCTAGCCGATTATATAGACTTAGAAAATAAAATTAAAGATTATGAATATGAGGCGACTCATCAACCAAAGTCGGTTCAATATGGTAATAGATTTCAAGCTGCCCCTTGTTGGGAAACTCAGAATCTTAAAATCATTGATAGACCTATGCACAACTCTATCAAAAAACAAATTGAGGAATTAATTGAAGAACCTATAGTTGATTTTCATTGTAGAATAAGATGTACAAAATCTAGTGAACTAAAACTATCACCTCAAGGCAAACGCAGACTTGGTATGGTTCATACTGATGAAGATGAATTTGCAGGAGTGTTACCATTTGACCAATCGTTCACAGGTGGCACAGCATTCTTTTCTCATGCCTGGGATAAAATGCCTGACATAACTCATGGAGCATGGCCGAACAGACTAGTTTTATATAATGGAAAAAGAAATCATACTGCTTGCCATGATTTCACTTTTGAAAACAGATATGTCTTAGTAATATTTTTTAATGTTGCTTGACTTTTTTATTCAGCTGTTGTATAATGTATCAATCAAAAAACAAGAGGGCGTATGAGCGAAAGAATCGAAACAACGGCGATTAGAAATCTGATTCATAACGAAGAATATTGTCGAAAGGTTTTACCTTTTATTAAAGAAGAATACTTCGTAGACAGATTAGAGAAGTTGTTGTTTACAGAGATTTACAAGTTTGTCAACAAGTATAATAATCTACCGACAAAAGAATCTCTATCGATTGAAATCAACACGAACAAAGGTATCACCGAAGATGAGTATAAGAAACTCACAGGCATTATTGCTGAGCTCAATCCAGAACCAATCAACTTAGATTGGCTGGTTGAAACGACAGAAACATGGTGTAAAGACCGTGCGATACATAATGCTATCTTAGGTGGCATTCAGATTATCGATGGCAAAGATAAAGAACATACGCCAGAATATTTGCCAGAGATGTTATCAGAGGCATTATCTGTATCGTTTGACCAGAAAGTTGGTCATGACTATTTACTAGAATCAAAAGAACGATTTGAATATTACAACAAGAAAGAAGAAAGGCTTGAACTTGATTTAGATTTCTTCAATAAGATTACACGAGGTGGTATTCCATCTAAGACTTTGAACATCTGTCTTGCAGGTACTGGTGTTGGTAAGACCATGTTTATGACTCACCTTGCTTCGTCTGTTTTACTGCAAGGTAAAAATGTATTGTACATCACAATGGAGATGGCAGAAGAACGAATCGCAGAACGAGTTGATGCTAATCTATTGAATGTCGGCATGAGTGATTTAGAAGAACTACCATACAAAATGTATGAAACAAAGATAAATAAGTTACAAAAGAAAACAACTGGTCAACTCATTGTAAAAGAATATCCAACCGCATCAGCTTCTGTTGCACACTTTAAAAATTTATTGAGTGAACTTGCAATGAAGAAGTCTTTCAAACCAGATATAGTTTTCGTTGACTATCTAAACATCTGTGCTTCGTCAAGATTCAAGGCAGGCGCTAATGTGAACTCATATACATACATCAAGGCAATCGCAGAAGAACTTAGAGGCCTTGCTGTAGAACAAGACATTCCAATATTCTCTGCAACACAAACTACAAGAAGTGGTTTTGTAAGTAGTGATGTTGGTCTTGAAGATACTTCAGAATCATTTGGTTTGCCTGCAACGGCAGACTTTATGTTTGCGTTAATCTCATCTGAAGAACTAGAAGAAAAGAATCAGATAATGGTTAAACAGTTGAAGAATCGATACAATGACCCAACGATAAATCGAAAGTTTATCATTGGCGTTGACAGGTCTAAGATGCGTTTGTATGATGTAGAACAGCATGCTCAGACCGACTTAGTTGATAGTGGTCAAGTCGACACATCAATGACGAGTAAATTCACGCAAAAGATTGGTGAGTTTACAGATTTTAAAATATAATACAGGAGAAATAAATGGCAATCACAATTGACAATGTAGAATATGATGAAACAACTTTAGATGATGCAGTAAAGAACTCAATCGTTCAAGTACAATCATCAACTAATACTATTTCAAAACTCAAGGCAGAGATTTTGAATCATCAAATTCTAATCGCACACCACAGTAAGAATATCAAAGATAATCTACCAACTGATGATGATGCAGAAGCACCTACTGAAGCCGCTGATGTAGGCACACCAGACGAATAATGTTTGGCGCAAAAACTTCACCAACGGGGCAAAAACTAGACGGCATTGATATGCAGTCCTACTTTGCAACAAGTCCAGAAACAGGCAAACAATACGAGTTTGATAATAGTGTTCTTGCTGGTGGTGATTGGTCGGGTACTTTTAGTCATTATGATGGTGCTTTTACACCTGAACAGATTCAAAAGTACTACGACATTGCCATAGATATGGACTGGGAGAATGAATGGTATTCAACACCAGATATGAAAGCGGACAAAAATCGTGTTGGGTATAAACACATCTCTCTCGGCGGTAGTGATACAGAACGAATTGATTATGAGATAGAACAAGATTGGGTCAAAGAGATTTGGGATGAAATTAATCCTGGTCTTAAACTCATTAGACACTATCTAAATGGACATGGACCACACCAATCAGGTGGCATTCATGTTGATGGTTGGACTGGTAATCAATATACTGTAATCTTATATCTAACTCCTGACATGACACCAGAAGATGGTGGTGCCTTAGAAATATGGACGCCAAACATTACTGATGAAATGAAAGCAATGGCACTTAACACACCTTTTGGGTTTGGTCGACCAAGAGAGAATGATGTTGAGATTAGTAAATCTTATTGGCCTAAACCAGGTCGTTATGTAGTCCTTGATGCAAGACTACCTCATGTCGCAAGGGCAGTTGAGAACAAAAAGTTTCGTGTATCATTAGTATTCAAGGGCACAACTCTTGGCGCCCCAAAATCTGACGAAACAGAATTCACAGAAGTGGAATAACGCTTGACATTCTCTCCCGACTACTGTATAAATAGCAGTATACGGAGAGAACATGGCAAACTTAAGCAACAAAGAAGTATCTAACAGACCAGAAAAACCACAGTCAGCAGAAACCTTTATCAAAAAGATTTTAAAGGAAGATGGCCTTGGGCCTGATTTCAAAACAGACGATGGTTTATTCTGTTCTGACTATGTTACGGTCACTTACAATGATAACTCAACAAAAAAATATGAGCGACAATCTCTAAAGAAAGTTAATGAGGAGATGATTGCAGAATATATTGCACGAGGTCCTTTTACCAAGAGTATCGATATTACAGGTAAGTTTTTTGGCTCAAACAAACAACAGACATTAAAAGTTTCTAAGTTTGTAAAGACTGGTGAGTTTGGTGGTCAAGAGGGTGGTAAAAAAGTAAATTTAGGTATAGTCTTTGAAAATGATTTCTATGGTAGACTAGAAGAAGCTCTTGAGGGTAAAAGACTTCTAAACGAGAGAAATCAAGGAATAGATTCTTATTCTACAGCTGTTAGTTACATTCTCAAAAAGACATCTGAAATGAAAAAATCACCTGCCATTTCAGTTGAAGATACTGGTGGTAGAAATACTTCTCGACCAATTCAAGCATCTGCTGGTAGTCTATATATTGCACCTAATGACCACACAAAACACGGTGCACTATTATCAGACATAGATGTTCATCACAAGTCAGGCAAAAGTCACCTTTCATTAAAGTATGGTGCAACACTTACATTTATGAACGCCGGTGTGTCAAAAGTCTTAACAGAAGCAGAAATGAAAACTGGAGTAATTAGTAATGTTCAAGGCAAGAATATTCTAGCCGCATTTGGTATAGATGAACAACTTTTCTGTGATGTGTTTAATAAGTATGGAAGTGGTGCAAAGTTTCCTACAGTAACGACCCAATTAAGTAATCAACAAAAGGCACTATGTAGAAACCTATTATCAACAGGCGTTGGTTCTGGTTACTGGATGGTCCATGGTCAACCCAATCAGTCTGTTAATTTTTACTATATGGACTCTCAAAAGAATAGGGTAGCATCTACACCGCCAACTGAAGTAGAAATAAACTATGGCGGTAGTCGTGGTTCTGGTAAAAGGGTTGATGTTCAATTTTCAAATCAGTATTTTGATTTCAAATTAAACATTCGTAATAAACAAAGTGGGTTATATCCATCTCATATTATGTTAGACTATACAACAAAAGATGCAATAGGCAAACTTAATATCACAAACAATACCAATATAACGAATTTATAGTTGAATTCAATTCAATCTAAGTTGAATATTTCGACACCTAACGCCAACACAAACATTTTATTTAGTGTATAATAGCCTTATATTATAAATAATAGTGTAAATTAAATTAATGGAACAAGTGTAAATGCAAGACTTTAAAGACTACATTGTAGAGGATAAAAACACACATCTGGAACATCTGGAAGATGAGATTATCAATAATGGAAGTCAAGGTGCCAGAACGGCAATTGAGTTTCTAAAATCCATCAAAGACATGTTGCAAGGTGCCGAAGGTGCCTCACAGATTTCAGTAAAATGGGATG